CAAGATTTGCCGTTACTAATGGAACAGGCGGAGAAATTGCGTTTGGGTTTGAAAATAACACGCCAATTAAAATTGGTAGGTCTGCTAACCCAATCAGTCTGATTGGTAACGTAACTGCTTCTGGTAATATTTTTACAGAAAACACAATAACTGCTGGTACTAAATTTGTAGGTGCTTTAGTTGGTAATGTTGTTGGAGATGTAACTGGAGATCTTACTGGTAACGCAGATACTGCTACTTTGGCAACAAGTATTACTGCAACCGCAAATAACACTGCTAATGAAACTGTATATCTAACGTTTGTAGACGGAGCAACAGGAACACAAGGAATAGAAACAGATACCGGTCTTTCTTATAATCCTAACACAGGCCTACTAACTACTGCAGCTGCAGTTTTATCAGGACAAATACAAGCATCAACATTAAAAGCAACAAACAACTCAATACTACAAAGCGCAGTAGCATCAAATATAAGCTCGAGTGGCTATATTTCTGCATCTATTTTTGTGGGAGATGGATCAAGCTTAACTGGAGTATCTGCAGATAGTTTAGCAGCATCTTTAACTGACGGCAATGGTATAGCAGATTTTACGTTTGATGGTTCAAGCGGTGCATCTGTTGCATTAGACTTAGATGGCAGTACGTTATCTTTAGGTTCATCAGGGGTAAAAGTTGCTGATGCTGGAGTAACAGCTACTCAACTAGCAACGTCAGTAGCAGGCAACGGTTTAACAGGTGGTGGAGGATCTGCACTGGCAGTTGGAGCCGGTACAGGTATTGATGTTTCAACAAATGCAATTGCAGTAGACGTTTCTGACTTTATGTCAAATGGATCTAACAATAGAATCGTAACTGCAACAGGTACAGACGCAATGAATGGTGAAGCTAACCTTACTTTTGATGGAAGTCTTTTAACAGTTACTGGAGATGCAACCGTTACTGGTGATCTTACTGTATCTGGAGATTTAGTATCGTTACAGGTAACAAACTTAAACGTTGATGACCAGTTTATACTTATGAATAGCGGTTCAACTTCTGGAGACGGTGGTATTGTTGTTCAAACCGGAGCAGCGGGTATTGGTACTTCTATGTTTTATGATGATTCTTTAAAAAGATGGGGATTAGCATATGAAGATCAAGCAGCTTGGAACTCAACTGCAGTTGTTGCAGATTATCATGTTGCTGCAATTTCACAATCAGCTGGAGCCCCAACTGGAAACCCTGTTGGTTTTGGTGCCGATCAAGCATCACGAGCAGGATTAATGGTTGTAGATACAGATTCTGAGGACATATATATATTTAGTTAAGAAAATAAAAAGGGTTATTATGGGAATTATTTCAAGAAACAGAGCAGAAGAGACAAAAAAGTCTAACATAGCTCTAGTTCAACTATCCAGAGAAGAAATTACAATACTTTTAGAATTAATAAAAAATTCTAATTTTGGTGGAAACATGATAGATTCAATGTACCACCTTACATCAAAACTTCAAAAAGAATACATTAAAGGAGAATAGTTATGTTTAATTTAAGAGAATACGGCTTTATAATGGCTGCAATTCACAATACACAAATAAAAGGTTCTGATGCGTTTTTTGTTGCCTCTATAATTCAAAAAATAGAAAGACAAATAGAAAAAGAAAATAAGAAAATACAAAAACAAGACGCAAACAATAATAAATAATTCCATAAATTATATTTATTGTATATAATATTAATTATTGGCCTGAAAAGGAAGTGGGCTCACCAAGAGTAACCAACCATAATTGGAGATATAATGCATGCCTAATTGGAAAAAAGTGCTGGTCAGTGGATCAGCCATAGAGGTAAGACACGTAACAGCCTCAGGAAATATAAGTTCAAATGGAGATATAACAGGAGTTGAATTTAAACTTGCTAATGGCGCCTTTTCAGTAGATACTTCTGGAGATATTACTACATCTAATGATCTTACTGCAGGAAATTCACCAGCAAATGATACCCATCAACTTATAGGTAAAACAACCCTCAATGGTCACGTAACATCTTCAGCAGGATCTAATATATCTGCCTCGGCAACAAGCACAATAACGGCCGGGATTGGAGCCTTTGTAGAATTACACGGAGTTGGTACAGAAACTAGTCTAGAGGTTGATGGACCAATAACAGGATCAGCATTCCAAGGAACAAAGCACATTTTAAAAGCGGCATCATTCTATATTAATGATGACCCAATGATTCAAAATTCATTATACTTTGGTGGAAATTTAGGACACCAAAACTCAAATTGGAACGACCCTCAAGCAGTTGGAGGAGCTATTTCTAGTACAGCCAACTTTGATATAGCTGAAGATGATATGAACTGGGGTTATATATTACCTTTTGATATATCTGGTGTTGAGGTACAATGTTCTTTAAGACCAGCTGGAGGTGGTGGAGTAACAGGTGATGATTTTTCACTGGCAATTTATACAGCAAACAGATCAAATGATAGTAATACAAATATTACGTTAACTAAAGTAGCTCATCAATCAGATACATTTAATAACGCCAATTATGCTACAAATGATTTAACTTATACTGGAAATTTAGATAAAGGATCTATGATATTTGTTGGTGTAGGATCTGAAACATCAGGTACCCCTGCAAAAAACGCAAGAGGATTAATGAATATAATAATAGTGGCGAGGTAAAATGGCAGATATAAAAACAATAACGGAAACAATAGCTTCTGGTTCATATGACACTGAAGAAAATTTTCTTAGAAATGATGAAATTCCAGAGGTTTTAACAATAAAACTTTTAAAAGAAAAAATAGATGAACTAGTTGCAGAAGTTAATACTCTTAAAGGAGACTAATGACTTATTTAACCAGAACATTAACGTTTAATACATCTAAAATATATTATACAGATGCATCTTTTGGAGGAGAATTTGAAGTAATGATGGATTGGGAAGATTCTCTAATGTCAGCTTCAGCAGCATATGTTTGCGAAAACGGAGGAGATATATTAGAAATAGGATATGGAATGGGAATCTCTGCAGGATATATTCAATCCCATTCTATTTCAAGTCACACCATAATAGAAAATCATCCTAATATAATACCTAAAGCTTTATCATGGGCTTCAGGTAGATCAAATGTAAATATTATAACTGGTAGCTGGTATGATGTTAAAGATTCTTTATCAACCTATGACGGTATATTTTATGATACTTTTGGAGACCAAAACATGAAAAATTTTAGTTCATCCTTAAGCAACCTTGTAAACTCAGGAGCTAAAACAACCTGGTGGAATAATAATATTACAGAAACTAATTATTATAATATACCTAACGTTAATTATCAGGCAATAACCGTAGATCCACCAAGCAATAGTTATTTTAATAATACAGTCTATTATTTACCGAAAAAGGAATTTTAAATGCCAACACAAAATGCAGCTGCTTTCGGAATTATTACAGGAACCTCACAAACTACTCAAGAAGAAGCAAGAGATGCAACTTCAGGTACAGCAAATAACGCACCGTCAGGAAACGTAGTCGCCATGCAATATTTTCAATCTGCAGGTAGAGGCGGTGGTACATTTAGATACATTAGAACCTTTATTAAATTTGACACGTCTAGTATTACCACTGCTACTAATGTTGTACTAAACGTACAGAAAGCAGCATCAGGAGATGCAGACAACGTTTTTGTTGTAAAATCAAATGCTTTTACTGGCGAAGACGGTGTTCTTGCCAATGATGATTTTAATAATCTTTCTTTTGGAGCAGCAAACCTATATTCTCAAGCAGCAACAGGAACGGAATGGTTATATGGATCTGGAACCAATGATGTAGCATTAAATTCAGACGCAGCATCGGATATTAATAATAACAGCACCTTTACAATAGCCTTAATTGCAGGACTTGATTTTAACGATCAAGGTTTATCAGAAGATGGAGACGTTACTAATGATGTTAATTTTAGCGGAATAATGCGAATAACCTATGATGAATCTCCGGCTGTTCCACCATACATTAAACTGGAAAACGGAAGATATAGGTTAACGGCTGGTAAATTAACAATAAAGCAGTAATAAATAGAATAAAACTTGATATTTATATATGGCACAAAATATAACAACATTTAAATGGAACACGGCAGATTTTGCGTGGAACGATAATCCATATACTTGGGATGATGTCCAGCTAATTCAAGAAATTGCTGATCAAATTGATGGTGGTGGATCTGGATCGGTTTCTACAGTAGTTGACAAATTACCTGAAGAGAAAAAGAAAAAACTAATACGTTTAATACTTAAGAGAAAAGGTATACAAATGTATGACAAACATAAAGAAGTAAAAGATATAGAAATAAAAGTAGAAGACGTTAAACTACTAATAAAGGAAATAAAAGCTAAAATATTAGCGGAGAATATAGATGTATAAATTATTTACTGATAAAACGGAACTATTTGAGTGTGATATTAATATTTCAGGAGCAAGCATGGCAAAAACATCTGCCAGGCTAATAGTTGAAACTCCAGAATTAAATTTACTTTTTAAAGGTAAAGTTGATTCTAACGGGAAATGTGTAGTACCAATAAAAAAATTAAGAGGGTTGATAGATGAATCTTCTAAGGGAAGTATTAAATTAGAGGTAATAGCCGAAGATACTTATTTTATTCCGTGGCAAAGCGACTTTGAAGTTCAACAATCAAAAAAAGTAACTGTTGAGGTAGTTAGTCAAAATCAATCTAAAAAAGAAACTATACAAGAATCTACTACTCCAAAAATTGTTGTTAGCGGAATAAAGGAAGATACAGTAACCTTATCAGAAAAACAACATGTAATAAACATATTAAAATTGCTTATAAAGGAAGATATAAACTTAAACAATCTTTCCGTAAAGAAAAATAAGCTAAATAAAATAGTAGCAGAATATGTTAGTACTAATCCTATAAATGAAGCAGGAAACGTTATTAATAATGTTGTAAAAGTACTTTCAAAAAGAAAATAAGGGTTATATAAATGGCTGGATCAGACAACTTTACAGGCCAAAATATTCAAGATACTTATCAACGAGTATTGCAATTATCATCTAGTGGTCAATTAGCGGACGGAACAGGATCTCTTGTTGAACTACTAGACGTCACAGCGTCTTTTGCTGTGTCTGCTTCCCATGAAATAACATTTGAAACGTCTTCATCTTACGCACAAACCGCATCGGCCGCTGAAAACAACTTTAATATTGCAAGCAATCTATATTTTGATTCCACAACACCTCAGTTATTTGTTGATGGAGATTCAATGGTGGTTTTCCAGTCTGCATTCAATCAAATTATAGTACCAAATTTAAGAACGGGAGAAAATCAAGGAATAAAATTTGGTACTGACAGTGATTATACAATAAAACACACTGATAATGTAAAAATGGCTATATTGGAAGATACAACTACGAGACATACTTTTGGCGTGGGAGGTCATCTATCAGCATCTGCAGGGGTTAACATTCATCTAGGCCCCGGATCACAAGACGGAGGAGAGTTTAGAGGACAGTCTGCAAATATAACTCGAATTACCTCAAGCATAATTAGTGCCAGCTCCCACATACATACCTCCACATTAAAAGGAAGCGGTGATACGGTATCTTTAAATGTGCTAGGGTCCATATCAGCCTCAGGAAATATAAGCTCAAGCGGAACTGGTACAAATACATTTTTAGGTGATATAAGTTCAAATGGTAATGTAATAACTTCAAAAACAGGACTACCAGGTAATCAGTATATAAACTATAGTCTTGATGGAATAGAAATCAATGTTGATGATGCAAATGCTATAAAAATAGACAACGATTCAGGAACAGTAGCAATAGGAACATCCAATATCCCTTCAAATACAAGACTGCTTGTAGAAGGTGACACAACTATTAACGGTCATCTAAGTGCAAGTGGAGATTTAAAAGCAAATAATTTAACAATTGTAGGTGATATTACTTCTGTAGGAGACGACGTCACTATGGCAGATGATTTAAGTCTAACAAGTGGAGCTGCAAGAATAATGTTCACAGGAGCAAATGGTGGACAAACTGAAGGAGTACTCTATCAAGACTCTAGTGCGGGTATTAGATACGGACTTCTATTCCCAGGGTCAGATGTTGTAGCATTAGCTAATAGAGCTGAAGATGGCGTAGTTCAAATTAGAGCAAATGATGGAACTGCTGGCTCTAGTGGAGAACACATAGTTGCTACATTTGATGATGAAAAAGTAAACATTGGAAATGCAATATATTTAGCATCCGGATCAGGCCACATAACAGCTTCAGGAGACATAAGTGCAAGTGGAACTATAACAGGAAGTAAAGGACATTTTGGTTCTATAACATTAGGTAGTAGATTAAATGCAAATCAAATTGGATCGAATGGTAACGTCGGTAATAGTGAATATGGTACTTTAGATGGAATTGATATTACTCAAACAATACAAACTCAATTTGATGGTATAGCAAATAAAACAGGTTCATATGCAATAACAGGAAGTGATGTATTATTTGGTAATATAACAACATCAGGTACTATAAGTGCAAGTGGAAATATATATGGATCAAGTATAATTGGTGCACCCATCCAATTAGTAACGCATGCATGGTATTCAAACACAACCTCTGATCAAGGACTAGATAACCTAATTAATGGCAACTCTAACTTTGGATGGGCAGACAGGGCTTGGAATGATAGTGTCACAAAGTCAGAAATAGCTGGAGGATCCTTTGCAAATAGCTATGACATTCAAAAAGGTGTTCCTGTTATGCACAACGTAACAGACATTGAACTTATTGGTAATCTTAGGCCTTCAACGGCTCCTTCTGGTTCTAATGATGGTTCAGGCGATCCATATACTGCAGGAGATACATCAAATACAGGAGACACAAATCCTGGCAATCAACTAAATTATTGGCTTTATGCGGGAGATTCTCCTGAAGGAGATGGAATCCAAAACCTAAGATTTTTAGCTAGTGGTTCTTCTAATGGTAAAGCTGGAATACTTAAAAGGGCCCACCATAATACTATATACATAACGGGTAGTACTGGACTTACCATGGATAAGGGTGAAATGCTTTATGTATTTGCACAAACAACCCAACAAGCGACAGGAAACGTAAGGGGTAATTATACCGTAACGGCAAAGATAAGGGAGTAATAGATGTCAGACATAAAATCATCGAATGAAGAGTTTGAATTATCTGGTTCATTATCACAAGTAAAAGAAGATATTGAATCATCAGAAAACATATATGAAATGCAAGAAACTATAAAATTTATTGTTAAAAAAATAGATGAAATTATAGTAGAGGTAAACAAGTTAAAAAACCAGTAATAGCTTAACAATAATATGCCAATCCAAACTCAAATAATAAGACCAACAGCTATAACGTCAATTACAGGATGGAGCATTGGCCAACTTGCTTCATTTTTAGGTAGAATAGGCGATGGGGATGACTCAACCGTTGTACTCCAAACAAGCAATACTTGTGCAGCTGCCGGAATAGAATTTGAAAATCTTGGTCCTTTGCAGCAAAATGCAACTATAAATTCAATAAAATTGGTATACAGGTGTCAAAAGCTTAAAGGCGATATTAAAATAGAATCTGTCATATCTGATGATTTAGGCAGCTATAGTTCTATTTCTATTACAGTCGATAACCTAGTTTTAGGAGATGTAGAACTACCTGAATTAACGGTTGATTCTAGCGGAGCTGCGTTAACAACTACCAACATAGACGGTCTCAGCTTAGAATTTGATGTACATCCACTTAGCGGTCCACCCGGAGAAGCCTTTAGATTAACTTTAGCAGATATATTTTTTATTGTATCAATAGAAACTCCTGCAGGTCCTAGAACCATAACACTAAACTCTGGAACAATAACATTAGATAGTGGTAAAATAACAGTAGAATAATGATATTTATATAAAATGATTAAACTAGTAGACATATTAAACGAAGGCATATACGATCCAGGTATATTCAAAGCGGTATTTACTGCAGGTGGCCCTGGTAGTGGTAAATCATATGCAGCGTCAAGTCTATTTGGTATGCCTGAAAAAATGCCTTTTGTTTCTGCTCAAGGGTTGAAATCTGTAAACAGCGATAAGTATTTTGAAACATATTTACAGATGAAAGGATTAAGCCAAGACATAGCTAAATTAAAACCATCAGAATATTCTCAAGCCATGCAACTAAGGCAAAAAAGTAAAAAGGTTAGAGATGCTGCATTAAAAAATTATATAAATGGACGGCTAGGTTTACTCATAGATGGAACAGGTAAAAATTATCCTAATATAGCTAAGCAGAAAAAAAGATTACAGGCTGTAGGTTATGACTGCTTTATGATATTTGTCAACACTGACCTAGACGTTGCTCTTGAAAGAAACCAAGAAAGAGAAAGAAAACTTCCAACAGAATTAGTAAAATCTTCTTGGCAGGCAGTACAAAATAACCTAGGTAAATTCCAAAGTTTATTTGGTTCAAGCAATATGCTAGTTGTAGATAATTCAGAAAAAAAAGATTTTGCAGATATTATAAAATCAAAGGCAAGAGAATTTGTAACAAGACCCGTACAAAATCACATAGCCAAACAGTGGATTAAAAAAGAATTAGAGCTTAGGAAATCAAAATGAGTTTAGGAAAATATTTATCAGATAAAATTTTACTTGAGGAAACAAATATTAAAACTATTGTTGCAATATATCCTGGAAGATTTCAACCTATGGGAGCTCACCACGCAAAAACATTTAAGTGGCTCCAGTCAAAGTTTAAAGACTCTTATGTTGGAACAAGCGATAAAATAAATTTACCAAAATCACCATTTTCATTTGCTGAAAAAAGAAAAATAATAAATTCCCACGGAATAAAAAACGTTGTAAAAGTAAAAAACCCATACAAGGCAGAAGAAATATTAAAAAAATATGACCCTAAAACTACAGCAGCAGTATTTATGGTAGGTTCAAAAGACGCAGGAAGACTTAAGGGTAAGTTTTTTCAAGATTGGAAAGGCAAGGCTGAGATTGGATATAAAGAAGGAGCATATCTCATAATTGCTCCTCATGTTTCAATGAATGTACCAGGATATGGAGAAATGAGCGGCACGGCAATTAGAAAAGCTTTGGGAGATAAAGAATTAAACAAGGTTGAAAAGTTAAAGGTTTTTAAGGGAATATTTGGCCACACAAAAAATTATGACCTTATAGTAAATAAGCTAGAAAAATTAAATGAAACCATTGAAGACTTTTGCCAAAACAGTAATATATTAGATATAATAAGTGAAGCTTCAAAAACAGCCCCAGGGTCAGCTGATGTTGATGACGGACCAAGATATTTTTATGGTACTCAAAAAGCATATCGAACAAGTAATAAAGCCTTAGCTGAAAAAATGGGAATGGAGGTTATAGATTATATTGCTGGAGAAAATGAATTTTTTCAACACGATACAGCGTTTAAGAAAGACTTTACTGGAGGACCAACCGCAGCAGTTTCATATTTTCCTGTTGGTGTACCGGGTACAGGAGCAAAAGATGTTGTTGCTGGAACAAACTACCTTCAAGATAAAAGAGGAAGAGACGCTTATACTAGATGGAGTAGTTGGTCAAAATATATAGCTCAATCTGCTGGATATGAATTTTTGAACTTTCTAGGTGCTGAAATATCATCTACACAATCTAAAAAAGAACCTATAAAAATAGACAAAGAAGAAAAAAAGCTACAAAAAATGTTGAGCAAACAGAAAAAAACCAATATACACTTTCAAGAGCCAACCGTTATTAAACCTACATCTATCCATACTGTTAAAGAAAGTTTAGGTGAATGGCTAGCTAATCAAATATTATTAGTTGAAGGTGGAGCATATGGTCACATGTCCCATCCATTCGATGATAGAGCTTTAACATTTGGAGACTTTAAAAACATAATTAACCTTGCTCTTCAAGGAAATCTTGATTTAGAAAAAGCAGCAACAGAAAAAACTGATGGCCAAAATTTATTTATTAGTTGGAATGGCAAAATGCTAGCTGCTAGAAATACTGGAGACCTTAAGCGTGGTGGAATGGACTATAAAGCCGTTGCTGCAAAATTTAAAGGTAGAGGCAATATAGAAAAAGCATTTACTTTTGCAATGAAAGATCTAGCAAAAGCAATTGGAGGTCTTAATGCTAAACAACAAGAAAAAATATTTAATGGCGGTAATAACTGGGTAAATATGGAAATAATGTTTCCTGCCTCTGCCAATGTGATTACGTATGATGCACCATACCTACAGTTTCATAATGTATTACAATATAAAGATGGCAAAGCCATAGGGTCAGTTCAAGACGGAGCAAGAATTCTTGCAGGAATGATTGCACAAATAAATCAAAGCGTTCAAAAAAACTTTTCTATAATTGGACCTAAGATTCTGAAGATGAAACCTCACCAAGACTACTCAGCAAAAAAACCTTATTTCACTGAAAAACTTAAAAAACTTATGAAAAAGTTTAATATGAAAGACACATCAACATTTGCTGAATATCATCAAGCTTGGTGGGAAAACTTTGTTGATAAAAAAATGAAAGGTGTTGATAATACAATTAAAATGGGATTGGTTAAACGTTGGGCATTCTTTGATAAGTCATTTAGATTAGACAAGAAAACTATACCTAGTGAAGACCTACTTAAAAAAGCAAAAGAATTTGATAAAATAAAACATGCAGACCAAGTAAAAAATAATATGCTTCCTTTTGAAACATTATTTTTTGAATTAGGCGCTGAAGTACTTAAAAATGTGGAAGGATTCTTAGCAGCTAATCCAGATAAAGCAATTCAAAATGTTAGAAAACAGGTAGCAAAAGCTATTAATGATGTTAGAAAAGGTGGAGACCTTAAAAAATTAAATAGAATGACTCAACAATTGCAAAAAATTGCAGCTATCGGAGGATTTAAAACTATAATTCCAAGTGAAGGATTGGTTTTTATATACAAAGGAAACACATATAAATTAACAGGTGCATTTGCCCCAGTAAATCAAATTGCTGGTATGATGACTTTCTAAAGGAGAAAAAGGTTATGAAAAAATATATTCCAGAACATAAAGTTCAAAGAATGAGAAATTTAGTTACAAAACAGTTTGGAAGTAAAACCAAAATACAGGTAGGTTATGGTAAAAGTTTAGGTGATCACGTTGAAGGAGAAGTTTGGGAAGAAAAAGGCAAAAAGTGGACAATAAAGAACGGAATTACCCAAACCCTTACTAAATTAGACAAGGCCAGAAATTCAGCAATAATGCCTTTATTTTGCCCAAAGTGTAAGAAAAAACATATGAGAGGTCAAATGGATAAACTATTTTGGAAATTGTATGGCGAGTGCTCTAATTGTAGAATAAGTTATGAAACTAAATTAAAAATTGGTGGAAACTATATAGAATATGCAAATAAAATAAGATCTGAAAACGCAAAAGATTGGATGGAAGATTTAACTAAGGTTGCACAAGATTTTATTTCAGAAACAAATAGAAAAGGTTATATTACTGAAACAGGAAAAATAGAAGATTGGTCAAGTCAAAATAAAGACGAAATCAAAACAATAGTAGACGAAAACGTTGAAAATATAAAGAGTCAAATAACTTCTCATTTGGAAAAGTTGAATAACAAAGACTAATACTATATTTATTGTAGTATAATAAGAACAATTTACTGGGATTAAACTATGAATATAAAACAATTTAAAAAAATACTAAGCGAGGAAATAGAATCTGTTTTATCTGAAGCTTCAATAACAAAAAGGTTTCAAAAAGCTGTTGAAGCTCTTCAATCAATACAATTAAAGCAGCAAGAACTTAGAAAAAAGTTTGTTGCTGAAAAGGATCCTAAAAAGAAAGAAACTTTTAAAAAATCTTTAATAAGCCTTCATAAGAAAGTAGAGCAAGCAGAAAAAGATTTTAATAAAGCGGTTACTAGTGAACCAATAGATGATTTAACGGAAAAAAGTCAAGGCCTTTGGGCAAATATACATGCCAAAAGAAAAAGAGGCGAAAAACCAGCTAAAAAAGGAAGTAAAGCCCATAAAAAAGCAGTTAAGGCAGCTAGGTCAATAAACAAAGAATCTGTAAATGAAGATGTATTTAAGTCTTTTCTTGGTGATGACCCAACATTTAAGCTTTATACAGCAACAAACACAGACAATAGAAAATCTGTAAAGGCTAGAAAAACAGATAAAACATGGGATGATGGTGTTCCTGTTCTTAAATACATTGCAAGAGCTTCTAAAAAAGATTCGCCATTACCAAAGGGCAAATTTAAGATTATAGAAGACAACAAACATGGTTGGTGGTACTATCAAGTTGGAAATACTTGGTATGGTATTCAACAAAAAGATTATGGTACACCTCCATTTGAATACTAAATAAGGAGAAAAAGTTATGAGTATATTAACAAAGTTATTTTCAGGCGGTGCAGCTGATTTGGTAAAGGGTGTTGGTGGAGTAATAGACAACCTACATACATCTAAAGAAGAAAAGTTAGCAGCTGAACAAAAAATAAAAGAATTAGTTTCTGACTACGAAACTAAAATGGAAGCTAACATAACAGACAGATGGAAATCAGATATGAATTCTGATTCTTGGTTATCCAAAAATGTAAGACCAATGGTTCTTATATTTCTAGTTGTATGTACGGTATTAATGATATTTATTGATGCTGGTACAATTCATTTTGAAGTAGAAGAAAAATGGACTGACCTATTACAACTGGTATTGATAACGGTTATCGGTGCTTATTTTGGTGGACGATCATTCGAAAAAAGAAAAAAATAAGTACTAAAATTGTCTTAGAAATATATTTATATATATGAAGAAGACTAAAGGCCTTAAGCAGGTAATAAAAGACGAATACATAAAGTGCGCTCAAGACCCAGTCTACTTTATGAGAAAATATTGTCAAATCCAACACCCAACTCGAGGAAGAATTCCATTTAATCTATATCAGTTTCAAGAAAGATCTCTTGAACAATTTAAGCATTACGATTATAATATAATATTAAAATCCAGACAATTGGGTATTTCTACAATATCTGCTGGATATTCTCTTTGGCTAATGTTATTTCAACAGGACAAAAATGTTCTTGTAATTGCAACAAAACAAGAAGTTGCAAAAAACTTAGTAACTAAAGTAAGAGAAATGCATAACTATCTTCCTAGTTGGTTAAAGGGGGTTACCGTTGAAGATAATAAGCTAAGTCTTAGGTTTAAAAATGGCTCTCAAATAAAGGCAGTTTCTAGTTCAGGAGATGCTGGTAGATCTGAAGCACTTTCATTACTAATCATAGATGAAGCAGCATTTATTAAAGGCGTTGAAGAAATTTGGGCCTCAGCACAACAAACATTAGCAACAGGAGGTAAAGCAATTGTTTTATCTACTCCAAATGGCATAGGTAATTTCTTTCATAAAACATGGGTAAAGGCAGAAGAAGGTACAAATAGTTTTAATACAATAAGACTTCACTGGTCAGTACATCCAGAAAGAAATCAAGATTGGAGAAACGAGCAAGATGAACTATTAGGACCAAAATTAGCTTCACAAGAATGTGATTGTGATTTTATTAGTTCGGGTAATAGTGTTGTTGATGGAAGCTTACTTGAATGGTTTAAAGACTCTCAAATGCAAAATCCTAAAGAACAAAGAGGATTTGATGGAAATTATTGGATTTGGGAATCTTGTGACTATACTAAAAATTACATGGTAGTAGCTGATGTTGCTAGAGGTGATGGTAGTGATTACTCTACTTTTCATGTATTAGACGTTGAAACCGTAACCCAAGTTGCAGAGTATAGAGGCCAATTAACACCTAAAGACTTTGGAAACATGCTAGTAGGCGTTGCAACAGAATATAACGATGCATTATTAGTTATTGAAAATGCAAGTGTAGGTTTTGGAGCAATACAGAGCGCTATTGATAGAGATTATAAAAACTTATATTATACGTATAAGCAAGACGGGGTTACAGATGCCACAACTCAGTTAACGAAAGGTTATGATTTAAAATCTAGAAGTCAAATGACACCAGGATTTACAACATCTAGCAAAACCAGACCACTTTTAATCTCCAAACTTGATATTTATTTAAGAGAAAAAGGGTGTGTAATTAGGTCAAAAAGATTACTAGAAGAGCTTAGAGTATTTGTATGGAATGGAAGCAAAGCAGAAGCCCAAAGAGGATACAATGATGACCTAGTAATGGCGTTTAGTATTGGCATGTGGGTTAGAGACACTGCATTAAAATTAAAACAACAAGGTATAGAGCTGGATAAATTAGCAATAAATAGAATTGGAAAATCATCCGGTGGAATATACACAAATACAGGTTTAAATAAGAATCAATGGAGTCAAAAAATAAATGGCTCAGACGAAGATTTAACCTGGTTAATTAAATAGGTTATAGGGGAAAATTATGGCAGATAAAACATTTTTTGGAAGATTAAAAAAAGCATTTTCAACATCTACAGTTGTTAGAAAAGTTGGAGATAATAAATTAAAAGTGGTAGATCCATCCAGACTACAATCGTCTGGAAACTTAGCATCTAACTCATTAGTAGACAGATATAATAGATTACACACTTCTGGAACAAATAGTAATAGTGTTTACAACCCAAGTAATGCTTTTGCCCAAATGAGAATGGAACTGTTTTCAGAGTATGAGTCAATGGATAGCGATTCAATAATCTCTTCAGCATTAGATATATACTCTGATGAATCAACAATAAAAAACGAATTTGGAGACGTATTAAAAATCACAACCGGTAAAGAAGAGATAAAGGATATACTCAACAATTTATTTTACGATGTTTTAAATATTGAATTTAATCTATGGCCATGGATAAGAAATATGGTTAAATACGGCGATTTTTATTTAAAGATGGATATTTTAGAAAAGGTTGGCGTAACGGGTGTTCAACCAATATCGGTTTACGAAGTTGTAAGAGAAGAAGGAACAGATCCAACAAAACCAGAATATGTTAGATTTATGCATGACCCTACTTTTGGAGGACAAGGTTCAAATTACCACAAAACTGCAACGGCAAAAACTTACTTTGAAAACTATGAGATAGCCCATTTTAGAATGCTTAGTGATACAAACTTTTTGCCATACGGTAAATCTGTATTAGAAGGAGCTAGAAAAACATGGAAACAGCTTAGTCTTATGGAAGATGCCATGATGATTCATAGAATTATGAGAGCACCAGAAAAAAGGGTATTTAATATTGATATTGGAAATATACCGCCAAGTGAAGTTGATAACTATATGCAACAAGTAGTAAATAGAATGAAAAAAACTCCATATATCGATCAGAATACTGGAGACTATAACCTTAAATTTAATCTTCAAAACATGATGGAAGATTTTTATTTACCAACAAGAGGCGGAAACAGTGGTACTAGTATAGATTCATTAGGCGGAATGGAATGGACAGGCACAGAAGATATAGAATATCTTAAAAATAGAATGCTAGCAGCCCTTAGGGTTCCAAAGGCATTTGTTGGATACGAAGAAGGAGTAGATGGAAAAGCAACCTTAGCAGCCATGGACGTTAGATTTGCAAGAACAATAGAAAGAATTCAAAGAATTGCTACTTCTGAATTAACAAAAATAGCCCTTGTACACCTATACACCCAAGGATATACTGATGAAGACCTAGTTGACTTTAAATTAGAGTTGACAAATCCATCAACAATATACGAACAAGAAAAAATAGAGCTTTGGTCTTCTAAAAACAGGTTAGCTGACGATATGAGAAGCGGTCAAATGCTTTCTGAAGATTGGGTATATGATAAAATATTTGGAATGTCTGACGAAGAAGTCAAACTTGAACGAGAAAAAGTTGTTGAAGATACCATACAAAAATATAGAAGAAGTATGATCGAAAGCGACGGAAAAGATCCTGCAAAACAGCCAACTGTAGCTGAAGAAGCAAAAGAAAAAAATAAACGAGATAGACTTAGAGCTTCAGGCGATACTAGAAAAACAAGAGGCGGAAAAACAGACGCAGATGTTGGAAGACCCGTAGAAGGAGATTACTATGGAACAGATAATGGAGCTAGAGGAAGAGATCCGCTTGGCAATGAAAAAATGAAGCGCGATGTTAAAAATAGAGACCGGGGAATTAAAAATAAGTATAAAGGTGGAAGCCCTTTAGCTAGAGAAATTGCAAATTCAATAGAATTATTTAAAAATAAACCATCTATACTAAAAGAAAGTACAGACATGTTAGACGAGTCTAATTTAATAGATAGAGACTTAACATAACAGAAATTTTAATATATTTATATATGAATATAAGTATGTACTGAAAAAGGAGACTTTTTGTGGGAAGAAAATTGAAACATTCAAAAATAAAGAATACAGGTGTATTGTTTGAACTACTAGTTAGGCAAATAACTACAGATACTCTTAATGGGGTAGAAAAATCTCCTGCTTTAACAATTGTAAAAGAATATTTTGGTAAAAAAACAACATTAAAAAAAGAGTTAGATTTGTATAATTCTTTAAATAAAGAAAAATTTAATATTCCAGCAAAAGCTGAAAAATTTTTAGATTTAGTATTAAAAGAAAGATCAAAAATTTCTTCTACTGTTTTAAAAAGGCAAAAATATAACTTAATAAAAGAAATTGGAAAAAAATATCAATTAGAAAATTTTTTTAAAACAAAAATAAACAACTATAAACTAAACGCTTCAATTTATAATTTGTTTGAAACCATTTCTTCTAAAACCGTAAGTGATCCAAAGTCATTATTAACGTGTAGGGAAACTATAGTTGAAAATTCAATTTCAAAATCTCCTAAATCAACACAAGATAAAGTATTAAAAGAATACTCTAAGCAAGACAAGTCTATGAGGCTTTTAAGCTACAGAGTACTTTTAGAAAAATTTAATAAAACATACGGAAAAAAACTAAACGAAAGCCAAAAATTATTACTTAAAAAATATATTAGTGGTCAAAATGCTAAACTTGTTGAGCACATCAACAAAGAAGCAAAATCTTCAGTAGAAAAAATCAAAGGTTTTGCAAATAAAATAGATGATAAGATAACATCCATAAAATTAAAAGAAGTATCAAATCAACTACAAAGAATTGAAAAGTCTAACTTAGTTAATGAATCTTATTTAATAACTATGATGAATGTGTATGAGCTATTAGAGGAGTTGGGCCGTGTCAATTAGTAAAAAATTAAAAGAAATAATTGATGAAATACTTTGCGAAGATGGATGCAATGAGGTAGAAGAAGAAATAGAAGAAGTATCTACAACTTCTTCGGTTCCAGGCTATCAAACACCATATGCATTCACTGGTAAAAGTGATAAAAAAAGAAAAGATAAAATAGCTACTACTAGCACAGGATATACTGTTGTAAAAGAAATGTACGATCAAAATTACCCTTCATTTAAAAAAGATGACGGTAAAAATTCTAAGCAGAAAGTAAATGGGGCTATTAAAGAAATAAATAAACGACTTTTTCAAATAGAAAGAATAATTAATAGAACTTCAAAGCTAAAAAGTGAAGATGGAATAACTAGTGATAAATATTGGAAATCTACTGGTCCAAGAATAAATAAAATAGCTGAAAGATTATTTAAAGTATCTAAAAAACTAAGAGAAATTGCGGGATAACTTATGTATAAAAACCAAATTACATGGCAACAATTTAGAAATAATATAAAAAATAAAACTTTTATACACGAAGGCAAAGAGGTTAAAGGATGGGAATTGCCAATGCATAAGCAAACTAAAATGTACTCTGAACTATCACATAATACTAATACATATGCAGCATATATTAATAGTGGAGTAAAAAATGTCTAAGTCACTACTTATTGATTATACATCGTTTGAAGTATCTCCTCAAATGATAAATGAATCAGAATCAAAAAATAATGGTAGAGTAATAGTAACAGGTTGTCTACAAAGAGCCGAGTCAAAAAATCAAAACGGTAGAGTATATCCAAAAGAAATATTAATGCGAGAAGTTGCAAATTACAAAAAGGTTCAAATATCAGAAAAAAGAGCCCTTGGAGAATTAGACCATCCAGAATCATCTGTTGTAAATTTACAAAATGTTTCACATAACGTATTAGAAGTTTGGTGGAATGGTGATGACGTCATGGGAAAAGTAGAAGTACTTGGAACTCCAGCCGGAAATATACTTAAAGAACTACTTAGAAGTGGTATAAAACTTGGTATTAGCAGTAGAGGCTTGGGAAGTGTAGAAGAATTGCGCGAAGACCCGGGATCTGTACAAGTAAAAGACGACTTTGAGTTAATATGTTGGGACTTTGTTTCTAATCCATCAACTCACGGCGCATTTATGAAACCTTCAGCAATGAATGAATCAGCTGGCGCAAAGTCTACTATTAAAAATAAATATACAAAAATAAATAACTTAGTTTCAGATATTCTTTGTGAAATAACTGGTAAATGTGAAATACCAACTCCCAGTAAAAAGAATTCTTGTGGCTGTGGAGGACATTAATGAAAACAACTCAATTAGATAAATACGGACCATTTGGAAAATATAATGAAGTAGTAGCCGTAAGTAATGGAAACAGAGACTTTAGTTCTGGTTCTAATGTAGGTGCAGCTGCAATCATGATATCTGCATCATCAGCCGGAGCTCAAAATGGATCAATTGATCTTGCAAGAGGCGGAAGCATGAGAATAGAACATCTGTCAGCAGGTGTTATACATGAAATCGGAGTAATGCGAGCAACCGCAGATGACGCTGATACAACTATATTCGTATTAAAGAGGTAAACTATGAAATTAAAAAAGATATTATCAGAAAGTAAATTACGTCCAAAGCAAAAAGCTGTATTTTTAGAAGCAGTTTCTAAATTCAACGACTTTGGAAAAAATATATATAGAGAAGGCAACTTAAAAGAGGTTGTAGAATCAATTAAAAAATTATCTGCTAGTGCAGGAAATTATATTGTTTCTGAAACAGATAATTGGTTTGATGGCGTTACTGTTAAAAAAGATGTTAAAGAAATAAATAATGCATCCCAATTATTTGAAAAAACAGCTCTAGAAATGGCTTCACTACAGCAAAGGCTTGAATCATTATATGAAGATCTAGGGTCTAAACTTGGAAGATATTATGAATTAGGTGAAAAACTTGATCCAGTTGGAAAAGAAGATGGTGATATTGATAACGATGGCGATAAAGACAAGACAGACGATTATCTTTTAAACAGACGAAAAGCAGTTTCTAAAGCAGTTAAAAAACAATAGGGAAATACAATGAAAAAATCTCAGTTCAGAAAATTAGTAAAAGAAGCTATAGCTTCAGTACTGGCAGAAAAAGCAGGTATAATAACTGAAAAGTTTCAATCTAAAACGGCCAGTAAACTATACGGCAAATTAAAAGGCACAGACGCAAAATTCTTTCAAGCATTTGCTAAAACATATAGTGTAGATTGGGCAAACGCTCCAGAAGAAGCTTTTGGTAAAGGACCAGATCCTAAAAAAGTAAACTTCTTTTTTGTGAATAAAGATAAAAAAAATCCATTTGCAAAAAGTGGCTATTCATATGACCTTACAATTAGACCAGGACTTATTGGTGTAACTAGAGGAAAAGAAAAAATTCACGTTAGTAGAGACAGATACGACAGAAGTACTGGTAAGACAACATATTCTGCTACTGGTGAAAAATCTAAAGGTCGTAATACTGGCTCTGCAATGGGTGATAATCTAGACCAATTACATAACTATAAGAGGTTTGCAGAGGTTGCAGATGAAGTAATTACTATTGACCTTACTAAAATAGGAGATTCTAAAGACTTAAAGGCAAGTAGAGCGGCAGCTAAGGCAGGAGCAACTGCACTTATTGACGCAAAAACGGTTGCTCAACAAAACAGAAGCAGATATGAAACAATACTAAGAGATAGATTAGCAAATTCTAGTCCAGGAGACCAAATAATTAAAATGGTAGATGCAGTTACTAAAATGTATAAATCTACTGTTGACAAGCAGTTAGCCATGTTAAAGAAGAAAAAGGTTTCTTCTGGTTGGAACGATTCTGCTACTAAAGTACAGCGAGCATATAGAGATATACTACAAGATTTTGAGTATTACTTAAGAGCAGAAAATAGTGCAGTAAAAGGTGCAGACAGAGATAAAGCAGCTAAGTTAAAGGCTGGAGATAAAGCCTCTTGGAGTGAAGAAAAGTACTATCAAAAAGAAATGCTTAAATATGCAAGAGGTATACAATCAAAATTCAAAACATTAAAGGCAGATCTTAACAAGGTAGACACAAGCAAAGACTATATCGATCTTAGATAAAAAATAATAAAAGTGAAATTAAGTGGCATATATTTTTATATGTCATTTTTTTTGTTTATATTAAAGTAATTAAACGTTTAACTAAAAACAAATTTATGCAAAAAAACTTTAAAAACAACCGTAATCAAAATAGAGACGGTTTTAAAAAAAGACCCTTTAAGGGCAAACGTCATAGGAGAGAGGACTTTTATGTCCCCGGTCATGGACTAGCAGTAAAAGTACCAGATGAAGCTCCAGGAACTTTAGAAAAAGCTTTAAAATATTTAAAGAGACAACTAAAAGATGATGATACAATGATGACGCTTAGAAATAACCGTTATTATGAAAAACCATCAATGAGAAGAAGGAGAGAGCTTGACGAAGCCAAACGCTGGCAATGGACTTTAGACAGAAAATCAGAAAGACATGACAAAGGACATTGCTGGACAGCAATTATTGATGGAAAAGCTAGCTAAAAAGCTTAAAATCACTAAAATATTATTTAAAGGGAACATTTTTTGTTCCCTTTTTTACTTTTTGTATATTTGTATATATTTATATCAGTAAAACGATCTAAAAATACCCCATCTCTATATGGAAGTAACAGATCAAAATTAAATTTCTATTAAGGTTCAAAATAACCTTATTTCCAAATTAAAATATTAAGGAGAAAAATTATGGCTGAAAGCAAATTGCTTAAGGAAGCTATCGCTGACGCAAAAGCTGTTAGAGAAACTGCAATTGCAAATGCAAAGCTAGCCCTTGAAGAAGCTTTTACCCCAAAACTTCAATCTATGCTATCTAAAAAGATAGAAGAAGAAGCTGAGGATAATGATGAAGACGAATTAGAAGAACAAACTGATTCATCTGGATTAGGTAAAGGTGACAACAAGGTAGATCAAGTTGACGGTAATGACGAAGAAAAAGCTGAAACTGAAACTACATCCGCTGCTCCTGGAACTGAAGATAACAACTTAAAGGTTGTTGACAAACTTACTGAAGGTGAGCATGACGAAGATCCAGAAGAAATGGCTGATATGGAAGAAGATGAAGACTTAGATCTTGATGAAATTATCAGAGAACTTGAAGAAGACGAAGACGAAGAAAAAACTGAAATGGCTTACAAAGAAGATGAAGACATGGAAGAAACTGAAGACATGGAAGAAGACATCGACTTAGATGAAATCATCAAATCTTTAACAGAAGAAGATGAAGACGAAGAAGTTAATGAGAATGACGAAATGGAAAAGAAAGAAGAAGAACTTGAAGAAGCTTATTCTACTATTCGTTCATTAAAAGCTACAATAAATGAAGTTAATTTATTAAACGCTAAATTATTGTTCTCAAACAAATTATTCAAGTCTCACAACTTAACTGAAGGACAAAAGATGAAAATCATCGAAACTCTTGATAGAGCTCAAAGTACTAGAGAAGTTAAATTAGTTTATTCTACTTTAGCTGAATCTTTAACTGCAGGTGCTAGCAAGAAAACGACAATTAAAGAGGGAATTGCATCTAGACCAACTAAATCAACTGCTCCTGCAAAGGAAGTGATTGTTGAATCTAATCAATTTTCAAGTAGAATGAAAAAATTAGCAGGATTGCTATAATTTAAAAATTAGGAGATTAAAAAATGTCAAACAACATTTCAAACTTATTAGACGGCGCTGGTAATGCACATGCAAACCAATTAGCGCAAACTCGTGGTCTAGTTAGTAAGTGGGAAAAGACTGGTCTTCTTGAAGGCATCAACCAGGAATATGATAAATCTGGTATGGCTGTTCTTTTAGAAAACCAAGCTCGTCAATTAATTGATGAAGCGTCTAACACTTCAAACGGTACTGCGAACAAAGAACAATGGTCAGGAGTTGCTCT